TTATGTTCATTGGTATTACTTCTTTAGGATTTCTTGTAATCGTAGAGTAATAAGACATTAGCACTGTCCACGGTCTTATAATATGATCAATAAAACTTATTGTAGATTCGTAAAAATTAAGAGTTAAGGAATTTAAAAAATTACCAGATCTATAGCCTGCTATAGGCGATGTTCTAAAACCTCTTGTTTGTACTTGGAGGGCATCAGCTTCATTTTTTTCACCAACAAAATTAACTGACCTGCAAAAAACAACACCTAAATTATTAGGACTTATAAACCTTTCCGAACCTAATACGTCTTTTGCTTTATTATTTTGATCAAAAAACTCACTATAATTACGAAGATTAGCTTCGTCAATAAGCATTGGTATTTTAAAAGCAGCTATCCAAAAGTTTTTAAGTGGTATTGAAGCAGCGTAGGTTGAAATTGTATCTAAAAATTTAGGGTGTGGGGATACGATAGAGTTCATTAAGATACTATCTCCAAAACTCGTACCGTTAGGAATAGAAGCAATTAATGGGGTAACGTTAGAATTAGTTACTCCTTCATTAGGATTAAGCTGGGCTAATAAATCTGCCATATAATAATATTTATAACAAAATACCCGTTAAGACAAAAAAACTCCTGAGGTTACCCTCAGGAGTTGCGAGAAGTTAATTATTTTTATCCGAAAGCGCTGGTTGCACCACCGGCAGTTTTTCTCCAATATTGGTAAGCAATAGTAGCTTGAAAATTAGCTACTGTACCATTTGATGTTGTATCCATCTGAATAGTTCCAACTTCAGTAGGAAAAATACCGATTAAGGAGTATGCAGTAGTAGTACTTTCTGGAGATGTTTGATTAAACGTACGGAACGTTAATATATCACTACCAGCTACTGTGTACTGACCACCAGAGATATCATCATCAAATGTAGTAAAACTCATTTGCTCAAAAATACCGCGAATAATTTGTGGCTGATCACAGTAAAAACTTAACTGCATCGTACCCTGATATTGCGCTGTACCTGGTACCTTAAAGTTTAAACCCATATAAGGTACATCTACTTGTTGAATGGTTCTACTTGGAATATCACCAGTTCTGAGATAGACCAAATCTTGCTCCGTTAAGTTGATACCTTTATAAGTTAAGGCGGCAACTCGATATTGATTTGTGCGGAGGAAATCCCTCTGCTGCATTACTTCGAAATAATCTGTTATATTTAATGACATAAGTTTTTAAATCCTTTCTTTAATTATTTATATTAACTCATTAAAGTCTTGATCGGTTCTTGTTGCATAAAAATTAACAAGAATAAACTCAGCCGCTCTTGTCGGTTTAATGTAGATATCTACAATTAACTGATTTTGATCTATAACTTCAGGAGTGTTGTTTCTCTCGTCGCAAACAATGAGATAATCATACATACCTTGATTATTCTTTACGATTTCGAATTGTGGTCGCAATACGTTAACAACTCTTGTTCTGGTAAAGACTGTATTTGGTTCAAATACGAAATACTTCATTGTACTTCTTGTAATCTTTTCTAGATATAAGAATAGTCTACGTACATTGATTCTATCGAATGCAGAAGGTGTTGACAATTGTGTCTTCTGACCGAATACTGTAATCCCGTCGTTAGGGAATTTAGTAATCGGATTAACACCGATCTTGTAAACAGAATCTCTGTTTCTTTGACTTGGGCTTACTGCTATGTCAAGTAACGGAGAAGGAATCTTACCTCTTGTAAACCCTGCTGGAGCATACCACGGCGCGAAGTTCGCATCATCGGCTGCCATCATACCAGCAAGTAATCCGGAAAACGGAACCCATTTTGGTTGACCGTCTGTAAGGTCTATTAGTTTAGCCCAATTAGCATAAACTGCTGCATAACTTGTACTTACTACATCGTATAAGTTTTTAATTGGAGTATAGACATGTTGAACAAATGTGTTGGACTTATTAGAAAGAATCTTCGTATTTGCACCTTCAATGACAAATGGTCTTAAAGGATCAGCAATAAACATATGATCTTTTCTTATAGATCTTGCAAATGTCTCGAACTGGGTATAAACTCCGTTGTAATTATCTTTAACAGTTTGAGCCTTATAGGTAGCTGATTGACCACCTAGATACTGTGTTTGTAAGTTATCAGTATCAAGTTCACCATTAGTTCTATAGAATCCAGTAGAATCTGTAGTACTACCTATGTCAAACTTAATGTTATCCTCAAAACTACTTAAATTAAGAGTATTACACTGAGCGTAAATAGTACCCAAACCAGCTTCTACAGAAAGATCAATTCTTAATGCATCAACATCATCAATTGTCTGGAATACTCTATCAATTTTTCCTGGAATATTACCAACAGCTACTTTAGAGCTAGTTAAATCACTACCCGCTTTATTAACTTCAGTAACACCATAGCTGTATGCTGCATCTAACGGAGGTAATGTTGTTGATAACAAGCTTGTAAAACTATCAAAGTTAGGGTTAGTTATAGGGTTAGGTTCAAAATAACCTGTATAAGTAGCTTCTGATAGGCTTCTATATGCTGAAGATAAATCCCCAAATAAGGTAGTAGTTAGTACCGAATTTGCTGGATCATCATTATAAGCAACAACTTGAGCAGTAAGTGCTGGTAAACCTGAGAGAGCAATATTAGCAGTTAAGGTACCCACTTCGGAAGTTCCATCATCAATGCCTGGAATACCACCTAAACCGTAATTTGCAGCAGGTGTAAATGCAGGGCTATTATCATAATCAAACCAATTTACTGTAACGGAACTTAATACCGGGTTATAAACTTCTATATTATAAGGGTTAGTTTGATATAAAGGAGTATTTACATAAGTTGGGTTAGCTGTAACTGCTACAAACTTACTTTCGGTATCACTAGGGCCGTGATATGTAATAACGTATTTATTTGGTTTACCATATTCGTTAGTCCAATCCCCTCCTGTTGTACTGATAAAAGGATTGACTAATACCTGAATATAAGTTGAGTTATCTTCAATATCACCTACGAAAAACCCTCTTGAAGGTCCACCATTTCTATCTTGTACTTTTCTATAGCTATTAATTGATCCTACATAACCGTCAGGTACTGTGAAATCAAGAGTAGTTGCTTCTGGTGTATATAAGGATTGTCTTAATTTATAAACACCTATGCTAATTGAATCAATAAAAGATGCTTGATATAATTCAATATCACTACCTTGGGTTTCTAAATCTCTTGAAAGAGATGCTTTGTTATCAGTAGAGGTTGATGTTAAATTAAAATTAAGCCTTGAAGCAGGTATGCTATAGGAATCATGTTCTGGATGAGCAACTGTTGTTCCTTGAGCAGAATACTTAATTGCTTTTACACTTGTGAAATCAGAAGAAGGATCGGCATCAAAACTGTCTGAGATACCTAATACATAACCTTCAAGTGATTTTGCATCAAAGGTTGATTTAAATTTATTTAATACAATAACAGCTGCTTTACCTAAATCGGTAAAACCGGCAGAAAACCAATCATTAGAATGAATGGAAACTAATTCTGTATTACCCCCACCATCAACCCATTGAATATCGTTTTGTTCTAAACTATTATATTGTTCTTCTGTCAATTCTATAGCTACTGGAGCTCCAAAAACGTATCCTGAGAGCTCGTCAGAAAAAGTATAATGGCTTGTTCTATCTCCGCTAAACTCTGCAGAAATAGCTTTAATTGAATTTCCTACTGGTATAGCTGGGTAAGCTAAACAGCTATAGGTACGGTCAGTTGAACCTGTACCTTCCCCACTACCATAAGGTAGTCTGGAAACGATTGGTCTACCACCACCGTCTAAAACACCTCTGGTCGAATAATAAAAATATCTTTCGGCAGCATTTGTAGGCATACCGTAAATTGTTTCAAAAGTCTGAATATCTGGTATCTCAAAAACCTCTTCTATTGGACCTTGCTGAGCAAATCCCAATACTAAAACGTTTGTACCATTAGGCACTACGGCTCTTAGAGATAAATCGATTTCATTTATCTGAACACCTGGACTTAATATAGTTTGAGTTGGCATATGTTTTAAATATTTATGATTTTTAAAGAATATATTTTAAGTAATAACATTAAAAAATAGTTGACTGAAAGCAAAAGTAAAACCTGAAGTAATCTCGTCAGATCTTTGATAATTAAACTCTACTCCTTGAAGGGAGGTAGGGAAAGCGTTAGTAAAAACAAAATCCCCTATTATTTGATTATACTCATTTAAAGGTTTTAATGTAAATTCAGTAGCGTATTTAGGAATAAATTCAGGCTTTAATGGATTTTTTATTCCACCACCAGGTATTTTTATTCCGGAAATATTTTGTTCATCAAAATTAGAGTTTTTAGGATCGTTTAACAAAGATAGCCATCTCCATATCACATTCCAATTGTAAAACTCACTATCAATTGTAAAATTTACTGTTACTGGCTCATAAACAGGTCTAGAAAAAGAGGAAGCTTGAGGTACTTGACCACTAAATGGTACTTCAACTTGAGGTACTCGTATACTAGGGACAACAGATCCCCATACAGAAAGCTCAAGTTTTTCAGAAACTATTTTTGATTGAGTTTCCGTACCATATTTCTTATCAATGGCTCTTAAAGCCTCAGGCATTGTCATGATAAGTATAAATTTATCAACTCTCGCTTTGTTAAACGGAGCTTGATTGAGAAAATTTCTCTTTTCTTTTATATCCGGAGAAGCCATAATTACCAATCTTTACATGCTTGATATCTTGCTGTACCTGGTTTAGCAGAACTACATTTATGTCTTGCCCTAAAGCTTTTTCTTCTTTTTGTATTTCTCTTACCACTAACAGTAACACCCTTTTGTCCCCAGTGAACTCTCTTGTAACCTTTACCACTTGGGTTTTTTACACACTTCATCCATTTTTTACCCTTTGAAGTACTGCTCGCTTTTTTAGTTGGCCCAGTACATCTAGAAGCTTCTAGAAGCTGTTCACATAATTCATCAAAGTTCATAATATTATTTATGTAAAAACGGGCTCCCATCCGTCTGATAAAAGATCTTCATATTCTTCATTAGCTATTTGATTACCGTTCATAAAAAACATCGGCATTTCATTATAATCTTGTTCTCCGTCAGGGCTTTTTATAGTTCTATTATTCTGTAAAAGACCGTATTCATCCAAAAATTCTCCTGGATTATCATAAGAAGGTCTAGCAAGTTTTATAGGCTTTCTATTACTGTCAAATTCTAAAACTTCAAAATACTTTTCACAAATTTCTTTTTCAAGTATCATTAACCCCCAAGCGAGACTCATAACTCTATCATCAAGCTCCCCAGCTTTCGCGCCCCAAGTACCATTTTTTCTCCTAACAAAAGATCTAAGTTCTTGGAGAAGGTTAATATTTTTTATTTTTACTCTTCTATTTTCATTTACCCAATACCTCATATTGGAAACCGATTTCCATTTAGTATTAGTATGAGAATACATACCACAATGTAAGATACCTGTATTAGATTGTTTACCCCAAGTTACAATTTTGGGATAGTGAAGTTCGTGTCTTAAAACATCGCAAACTTGACCACCATGATTATTTCTTTCAATTAAAACAGGAGGAGATCCCCAATGTTTGAGAATTTGACTTAATTTTGTAGTAAAAGCATAAGGGTTTATAAGAGTGTCATTATATTCCCCCACTTGCACAATATTAGAAGGGTCACTTATATCTAAAATCTGTATACAGCTCGCATTTTCTCCAACACCTTCTGCTACATCAACCCCTACAGCGTAGAGAGATAACTTATTAGGAGCTTCCCAAAGCTTGTATTTACCCTCTTCAAAAATAAATTTAGGTTGTTCTAAATCTCCTTTTAAAACTTCAAATAGATGCTCGTTAAGATTACTCTCTCCTACCTCAATAAATTGATTACCAAATTCTTGGTTAAATGTTTCCTCACTACCTATTTCTCTAATAGTATTTTGCTTCCATACTTCATCTCTTCCAGGTACTTCCCACCAATCTACCCTTTCTGCTACCCAGTTATTTCTTTTTTGTATAGCTCCTTGATATAAATCGTAAAAAAGATTTTGAGTACCATTAGGTGTAGAGGCTACGAATATTTTTGACTTTTTAGAAGAAGAAATAATAGGATAAACTGATTTCCAAAAAGTTTCTGCTATATTAGCTGGAACGAATGCAAGCTCGTCAAGAATAAGCACGTTTACAGAATCACCACGACCAGCGTCTGAGCTTGTAGTTGAAATACCAATTGAGGAATCGTTTTCTAACGTAATTGATGTTTTACCATACTCCTTGACACCTGGCTTCATGTAATTAGGTAACATCTCATATGCTGTTCTAATTCTCTTAAAGATATTAATAGCAGTTCTTTCTTTGTTAGCTACTATAAGAATACGTTGATCTTTCTGAAAACATACTATCCATAAGGCATATATTGTCATTAAAGTAGTTTTACCAGTCTGTCGAGACGCTAATAAAGCTACGAACCTATTATCTATAAGACCTTTTAATACTCTTAATTGATAATCATGTAATTTGATTAGCTGCTTACCTTTATCTAGATTAATAATATAGAAAAAGTTTTGCGCGAAATGTAAAATGTCTTGTCTACTCTTATTAAGATGCTTGAGCATCTCCGGTTTCCACTCGTAAGTTGCATCGATTTTAGGCAGATTTTTATTACCGAGGTAATAATTTTCGTTATTCTTCATATAAATACTTACTCAAACTAATAAATAATTAAAACTTAAATATGAAAGATTTATCCGAAGATAAAGTTTTATCATTTCCTGGTTTCGAAAAGATTCTCGAACCTTTCAAAATTACAGGCGACGCGAGGGTTAAAAAGGATCTTATTGAGCCAGAGGAAGACGAGCATTTCTCTGCTAATACCGATGTTACTGAAATCCCTGAACCGGCTGGTCCTATCGATTCTCTAGACGCTGAGAAAGATAATAAAAAGGGAAAAAAAGCTCGAAAAAAAGTGCAGGAGAATATAAATATTTTAAAGTCCAACATTATGAAATCCAAAAAGAACAAATTTGACGAATTATTCGAAAATGTCATGGGTGAAGAAGATATCGCTTTCGGTATGGAAGACGAAATCGAAGCCGGTGGCGATTTAGGCGGTGAAGCAGATGAAGTCGGTGGTGAAGATCACGGTGATGTCGCTGCTAAAATCGAAGGTATCATCGACTCCTTAAAAGACTTACACGCTGAATTAACCGGTGGTGATGACGATGAAGGGGAAGAAGAGGTTGACGTTGACGTCGAAGGTGAAGAAGAAATTGAAGACGCTGACGAACATAACTACGATGAAGAAGGTTATGAAGATTCCATGGAAGCTGTCAGTCAACCAGAGCCAAAAGCTTTAAATACTGGCGCTGCTCATCAGTTCACAAACCCAACAGCTAACAACCAAGTTGGTAATGTTAAAGCTAGCGGTGGTAAAGCTGATAAGGGTTCTGTCCCAGCTCCTGAAACCGGTAAAGAGCACAATCCTGGTCCAGCTGTTAGCAAATTAACCGCTGTCAAGGGTAGCTTAAAGCAGGGTAAAGGTAACCCAGGCGAAGATTTATTCAAAGTCTAACCTTATTTTAAATAATTTAGAAGCTAGGTAATTAATTTTACCTAGCTTTTTTTTGTGCTCATTTAATAAATAATTATGTGACTCTTTACGAAAAGATATTTTATGGTAGTTCTGGAAAGGTACACGTAAAAGACCCATCTAAAACAAGAACTCAAATAGGCCATACTGACGCTGATACGAGAAAAAATGCAAACATTGTACCTAATTACAGAAAACCTTTACCTGGAGATTTACCTTGTGTTTCAAAAATGAGAATGAGCCCTCCAGGAAATAATATTGATATTTCTGAATGGGAGGGTAAAGACGTATTAAAGAAATATGAGCTTCATGACTTCGTACCCGGTAAAGAAAAAAGTATAAACAGCAAGAGTCCTATTAAAATTGGTTACGATTTAAAAAGACAAACCTTTTACTTGAGGAACTAAATGGCAAATGCAGTAAACAGTTTTTGGAATAACGCAACAGATTGTACTCTTGTTAACACAATGTTTTTAAGTTGTGGGGAAGATTACCGTATAATTAACAAAGGTACTAATCAAGGTGAAATAGATAACATTAAGGACTGGTACGATCAAATGATTGGTATGTACGGTATGCGTGTTAACTATTATGTAAATAAAACTAATGTTGAAAATGCTGATAATCTATACGGAGAGTCTCCTTTAGAGGGATACACAGACCCTAAAACGATTATAATGTATATCGATGTTAACGACGCTTCCCCTCTTTTAAGTAAATACGGTTTAGTTTCAGATGATGATCTAACTGCTATAATGACTATAAGCGCTTTTGCAGATGCAATGGCTTCTTTAACTGAAGAATACTCTAATGTAAGTATACCAGAGCCTAGAGCTGGAGATTTAATTGAATTGTCAGAATTCGGTACTGATAGAGTAAATGGGCGTACAGGAAGAATTTTTCAGATAACTCAGCGCTTAGATGAAGATACTGCGAGAATAAATCCTCTAGCTGGACATTATTTATGGATGTTCAAGGCTAAACGTTACGATTATACTTTCGAAGAAAATGCTCCGAGAGAAGGTGCTTCAAATCAAGTCATCGACGATACATTTACAGGTACATTTACAGGAGATGATGTATTAATAGATGGAAACGAAGACCCATTCACCAGTACAACTAACCAAGCTTCAGTAGATATTTTTGATTATAGCTCATACGGAGACACAGACGACGTATATGGCGGTTATCAATAAGTTAAAACTTTCTGAAGACTATAGCTATTTATTTCCACACCATAGATATGGTTGGAGAAGAGTTATTGAGGAAATCTCTAAAGCTACGAACTCCTGCGGTAATATATATTTAGAACCGTTTACGGAAAGGGTTTTCGGTTATAATAAACAGGATAAACACAGGGTTGAAATTTATAAAAATAATCCTTGGGTTGGCTTCGTACACGAACCACCGACAACAGGAATACTACACTCAGCGTTAAGTGTTCTTCTGTTAACAGAAGAATTTAGAGAATGTCTACCTAATTTGAAAGGTATTTTTTGTTTAACTGAAAATCAGAAGCAAGCCTATCAAAATTATCCACAACTTAAAAACATTCCTATAAGTGTTTTAAAATATCCTACTGAATATAATGTACCAAAATGGGATAAGGAAAAGTTAACTTATGACATTTACGAAGTTGGGAGCCATTATAGAATACCAATTTTAAAAGATTTAAGATTAAAACAAGCTAGACAGAGAATTGTTTTAAACAAAAAAGAAAAAACTATAACAGATAAAGAATATGATATAATCTTGTCAAATTCTTTAATAGTAGTTAATTATACTTATAATGTAGCAGCTAGTACTACAATAGTAGAATGTCTAGCATCTTATAACCCTTTATTCGTCAATAAAACTAAATCTGTTATAGAGTACTTAGGTGAAGATTATCCAAATTATTATGAAAATAAATTTGAACTTTATAAATTATTTCTTAATAAAAAGAAGCTAGATAAAAAAATAACTCTCGCGAATGAATATTTGAAGAAAAAAAGACCTCTTACTTATGATAACTTTATTCAAGATATTATTAATTCAGAGGTCTATAATTGTATTTAAGCTGTTTGGTTATCGTAATACTCGATCTCTGACTTAATTGAAACAAATCTTTCTGCGATATATTTTTGTAACGCTAAAGGTTTCATAAGTTCGTCTACTCTAGCTTTACTAATATTAAGTTGTACAGCCTTAGTTTCAATTAATTCAATTCCTTCCATCAGCGCAATCCACCGAGATAGTAGATCTTTATTTTCGAGATAATCTTCGTTAGGATAGTCTTTACTTACTACTTTGTCTTTCATTTGTGATAATATATAGGTAATTGAAAAGTTGTGCAACTATTTTTTAATATCGAGATTTTCAAGCATACCTAAAACATAAGCAAAGAAAACGTACATTGATTTTACTTTATTATCATAACTTAAATTAAGAAATAAGTCTTTTATATGGTTTACCGATTTATCAACTAATCTTAAATTATATTCTCTTAATTTAGGGTCTTGTTCGTCCTCAAAAGTACTTTTAAGAACTTCTCTTAATAAATCACAAGTATAAGAAACAGGGTTTAACTCCAGAAAACCTTTTGTTTTAAATCTCGAATTTTCTAAAACAGTTTTAAATAAATGAGAGTCTATATCTCTTTGATCATTAAAAACATTTTTTAGCTCTTGAACAATTTGTTCATAACTTAAAGGAGTTGAATTTAATTTAATAGGTCTTACGAACTGTTCTTTTTCGGGAATATCATTCATACGGGCTTGGTTATTACTGCAGTTTCAATATTTACATAAATAGAATTTTCAGTACCACAGTGAGGGCAAGAGAAAGATTCAGGGTTATTAATTTTAATTGGAGCAAAAACAATGTTCTTACACGTAGCACATTCTACTTCAGCTCCTTGCTCTTCAAATAAAGCTTGCTGCTCTGTTAAAAATTCCAAATATGTATCTCTTCTTTTTTGATCTTTTTTCGAATTATAGAAATAAAAGATTACAAATTGAAGTACAGTAACTAGTAAAAAGGTAGGTACAAGAAGTTGAGAGTTAAAAATACTTGTAAAGTAAGCTACCGTAAGGGAAATACCAATTGTTATTAGAAATGACTGAGCAATCTTTAATATTGTCTTTACCATACATTAAATTTTATAATGTCTAGACAATTTATCCACTGTTTTTACACAATCAATAGCTTTATTTAATTTGAGAATTATTTTTTTACCTAACATTTTAACTTTTTTGTTATTTCTAACTGCAGGATTTTCTAAAGAAGCCATTACTTGTTGTTTGTAAGTTACTAGAGTATTATAAACATCTAAAATATGAGTATCATTATTTACAACAGGAGCTGGAGCTTGTTTAGGTGCTTTAATAATATTAGGATATTGATTAGTAAAATAATCAATTAAGTCTTGCATGGTATGTGTACCAGGTTTTAACGCTCTTGCTGCAATATTAGCGTTATATTTGTTGTACATCATATCCATATCTTCAAATAAAAGTTGACTCATAGCATAAATATTTATACATTATGAAGCATTATTTAGACAGATTTAATACTATTTTAGAGGCTGAAGAAGAAGTAACTGATAAAGAAGCATTTACAGCTACTTTAGATCCAGGTACTGACCCTGGAGAATTCGACTCTACTACAAATCCAGAAATTCCTTCTGGACCATCAAAAGAAGAGGTTGTTAGAGATCAGCAGATATCAACTTTACAAGGCTGGGTTACTCAAGTAACTGAGTTTATTTCATTTTTAAACGGTTTAGACTCTAATTCTGTACAAAAACAATTGAACGATGCTGAGTGTGATACCCTTTTTAATGACATTGCGAGAGGTGAAACAAAAAGAATCGCAAGATTAGCTCAAGATCTTTCCGGTTTAAATGAATCTTTTAAGGGTTATCTTTTATCTAATGATGAGGACTAACTCTGTCTATAACGGATAATTTAACTCTTCCTTTTAATTGAGTATAAGTGTTTTTGGTTATGAAGCTCTCTGGTATTTCGGAGAGCTTCAATTTTGTACACATTTCATTGAAATCTTTAAATCTATTCCCGTATTCTTCTGGCCATATAAATACATTTTCACCAATATCTAACAATATCTTAGATTTATTCCTTGATGCTTGATCAAGATATTGACTATCTAAAACCCATACTCTTTCCATAAGAAATAGCTTTTTTAACTGCTCGTTTTGACGGTATGTAAAAAGCTTGTCAGAACGTTCTTGGATACCAGCAACAGCTACACTATTTCTACAGAAAAAAGCATCAATCGGACCTTCAAAAACATAATAACTTTCTTTACTAGTATCTACTGCATCAAAACCAAATAAAGTCTTTTGATCACCAAGCTTACTTAAATACTTCGGATAGTTTTGCGAGTCCTTTTCTAACACCGTTCTAGACTGATAATATACAATCTTATTATTATCGTAGAAAGGTATGATTAATCTATTTTTGTGAATTTTATCCTTAAGGGTCAACCAAAGAGTTTTAGGAGCATTACACGCTGTATCAAGCTTTCTTTGTTTGATATAATGTAAGACTTTTTGAACTATAGGATTATCTTTATAAAAACTAACCTGAGACTCGTCGAATAAATTTATACTATCTTCTGGGAGAGTATATAGTTTTCGTTCTATTTCCTCTTCTGGCTCTTCTTGATATTCATTAATAATAACAAAATCTCTCTCGGAGAGCTCGGAAAGTATTTCTTTATCAGTTAAACGACCAACCTCTTTAATCCAGTCGTAAGGAGAAAAAGAAGACCCGCAGTTATGGCAACAGATGAAGTTTTGTTTGACAATAAAATACAATCGTCTTTTTCTACCCCACGAGTTACCCTCTCTGCAGGTCGGGCATCCGCCTTCGTAAATCTGAGAATACTTTTTGTATCTCGGATAACCAGCGAACTGTAAGAATTTTTGCGCTACGTAATCAGGAGGAAGCGTTCGCATCACTAGTAGGGTTTTTTGGTTCCCTTGATACAATACCTCGCTTAAAGAACTCACCCGTAGTAGGGCAAATCCAAATAGCTTCAGTAATTTTATAACTCCTATCTTCGGTAATACGAAGTCTAGGCGCGCATAATGCTCCAGTATATGGAGATGGAATTCTTATTGGCTGTACAAATGGTTCACTCATGTTAAATATTTAATCGTTTTCTTAAATCTTCTATACATTTATTAATATTCTTTTTAGGGTCAAAAACACTCAACCAATTATTAAAGGTTTTGCTAATTGAAGTCAACTCTAAATGTTCAATAATATCTTTAAAAGATTCTAGATCGTAATTATCTCCTTTTAGTAATTCAAACTGACTTTTATACGATTCTTCTTCCTCTTCGTATTGCTTATAACCATAAGTTAGGTCGGATACCTTTAAATTAGTTTCTACAACTGCTTTTTGTTCTTCATTGAGAGTAGAAAGGTTACTTTCAGCGCAACGTTTTGCTTTTATCTTTCCGTAACCTTGTACCCCTTCAACGTTATCTGATACGTCTCCTAAAATACACTTATAAAGAAGAAAATGTTCTCTTTTAACACCCCCAGAATTTTCTTCAAAGTTATTAACAGTAATTTCTTTTTTTCTTGTTGGTTCAAAAACAATTGTATTACTATTAACAAGCTGCCACAAGTCTTTATCTGTTGATACTACTACTTTTTCCCCTTCGAGTATATGAGTAAGCCAAGCAATAACATCGTCTGCTTCTAGTACATTAGGAAAAATATTCTTAATGTTTAGATTAGAGAGCATTTGTTGAATTAAATCATCATATTCATGAACACCTTCAAATGAAGAATAGTTTCTGTTACCCTTATATTTTGTTGCAACTAGTTCTTTTCTAAAGTTTGTTGAAGGCCATGTAAGCTTTTTATCCCAAGCTGCATAAACCCTGTCAGGTTGATAATTTTTAACATAAGACCTAACACAATTAAGAAAATATAGCACACTTCCAATGTTCTGTGATTTGCTATTAACTAAACCTTTGTTTTTGGATATCCAAAAGGTTCTATAAAGCAAATTATTACAGTCTAGAATGAGTGTTTTCATAAAGTTCTTTTATTTCTTTGTATACATTATAGGGTAATCTCTCAACCAGTTCAACTATTTTATTCTCTAATCCGGAGTTAAGAGAAAGTTCAGGTACTTCTAAAACTTTCTCTCTATCTTCACTTTTAGTAACATTGAAAAGAATTATTTTATCATCTTTTTTATCAACACTTACGTAAAAGTCTCCACTATGTCCTCCAGCCCTCACAAAGTACATATTACCTTCATAAGGGTTATCATACTTAAACTTATTGAGAATTTTATCTAACATTAGAAAGTAATCTCACTTAGACATTTATCCATTGCTTCAGCTTCGTCTGCAAAGGTGAAACCTAGTTCTGTAAGTTTACTTGTATCCATAACACAATTAGAGCGTTGAGCTTTAATCGGTAGCTCTTCATATGGAATAAAATTCCAGTCAGCTCTACCTTTTCCGTGCTTGTTGTAGATATCAACAATTTCTTTTGTTGAGAGAGGGTTGGGGTTACAAACATTCAAAGTAAATGATTCTCTAAAGTATGAACTATCTGAAATAATATTACTAACTATTTCGCAAAAACCTGGAATATGGGTTTTAGAATTTACGGCATCAAGAAGGTTAGGATAGTTTCTCAACTTTGTTAGATAGTTTCTATCTTTCCCTTCACTACAAAACGGCATTCTAATTCTATAAATTTTTACATGCTCGAGATAGTCTTTTAAACAGATTTCAGCCATATGTTTTGTTTTAGAATACCAGCTGGAAATTGGATTATCTAACCCGAAATCAGGTACATGTTCCTCTGTATACGGTACTTCATAACCTGAATAGATACATCCTGAAGAAATGTGATGAAAGTCTAGCATATTATTTGTACAGATGCCTGCTAACATCGCAGGCAAAGCTACATTCATCTTAAATGTATTTGCTTTTTCATCTTCACAGGCATCTACATTAGGTCTACCGGTAAATCCTGAAGCGTTTACTACTGTAGTAATATTATTCTTAAACAGAAAATCTTGAACATTTTCCTCCAATGTATAATCTATATAAGATCTTTTAACTAGAAGAACTTCACTTACATCTGTGTTTCTCTTAAGAGTGTTATAAAGATAATTACCTACGTAGCCAGCACCAAAAATAGCGACTTTAAGCTTATTCATATAACTATATTATATGAACTATTTCTTAGATTGCCAGTCTTGATTGATAAATTTTGTCGCTAACGTACGTAGAGCGTAATCATCTTTCACATTATCATTTTTTGCTACAATGAAGGGTCTGCCTTGTAAATCAAAGCCGATGACGATATAATTTGAAAGAAATTGATTAATGACAGATGTTATACACTCGTAGAGTAATTTATCATCTGTTTTATCGAAGGTGTTGAGATTAGCTTCTTTAAGCTTTTGTCTAATTAATTTTTTAAGTTTGTCTTCCATTTAAACCTAGAATACCTTTTTCAGTAAGAAAGCTTAAAATTACTTCAAAGCTATCTGTATTTATTCCATAGTTTTTAGGAAATCTTAAACCACCGTCACTTATTTCAAAATATATATCACCATACTCCCGTTTATTTTGAACAAGTGTTATAAACACAGCCTCCTCTTCAGGATTTAATAAAATAGTCCACCTTCTCGGGTCATATATCTTGTAGCCACTAAAAATTCTACAAGTTGTATAACCCGAGTCTCTCAGTCTTTTTATAAAATAACCTTGTGTGGTTATACTATTTTTACGTTTCTGCGAGTCCTGATGCAACATAATGCATTTTTACGTTATCACTAACAAGAATAAATACCATTACACTTAGATCAATATTTATCCATATTTTGACATTATCGTATCTATTTGTTGATACTATTCTCATCACCTCAAAGTTTAAAGGGAGAGCTTTTTGAATATCTTTACCCTCAAAGTTTTCTGAAAGAATAATTTCGATTGAATCTACATTTGATTTATTCTTATCAGTCAACTCACCATATACTTTTTCTTCATCTGTTCTCAGATACATTTTATTAGTATCACAAGCAAAAGAAGAGCTCTTAATTAAATGTTGAAATGAAGCATTAGAGATTGAAAATTTAGTATCATAATCAAGACTAATAACTTTCTCAAAGTTTATTCTTGGAGTTGAAATTATACCGTCTTCAAGAAGATGATACTTAAACTTAACACCTGATTTATTATAGCTAATACTATTATTGTTTAGTTTTAATTGTATTTCTTCTTCTTGGATACATTCAAGAACTCTTACCAGTTTAGTTATATCAGGTAAGTTTAGGTTTACCTCTTCTGTTACATCACATTCAATCTGTATTTCACTATTTAGAATTACCGACGCGTCCTGGGTCGTTACCAAAGACACCATTTTATCACTTGTTAATTTAATCGAACAAGCGTTATTGATTCTTGAAATAGGTAACAAGAACTTACTGATAAAATCAGTTTTATTTTCTATATTAATTATCATCATCTTTGAAGGTAATTTTAAACTCCTTAAGCTTTTTTTGCAACAGTTTATCTAGACTTTTATT